TAAGCCGTCTTGATCTCCAAATAATGTTGTAGATATTTTATTAGGCTCACCACCTATCGTGTCTACCAAATCTGTATCGTCTGTTGGTGTGCTGTTGGCTGTTTTTCTATATACCTTGACTGCCCTGAAGTCTGTTGCATTTGGGTTGGTCCAAGATAACAACATATTTAGCCTTCCTGTTGTAACAGTTAAACTTGCAGGCGTTGATGGTGCTGATGATGCTGCACCTATAGTAATATCTACTGCATTGGTATAAGTACTGGTCACTCCATTAAGGTCTATGTGCCTTATTCTTACATTATATGTTTTGCCCACGACAACATTTGGTATTGCCGCCCTTGTAACTCGTTTGCCTACTGTAAAATCAGATGTGTAGTTACTGTCTGTGCTTAATTTATAAGCAATCTCTGTAAGTGTTACCTTTTCACTTGTGTTGTTTGTCCAGTTAGCAAGAATCTCAACCTTGCTTGTTGTGCCGTCTATATTGTTTTGCTGAGAAAGAGAAAGGTTAGATGGTGGGCTAACAGCATAAGTACCTGTTGATACATCTCCACCCTCTGCTTGACCTGTTGTGTAGTCATTGCTTGCAAAATTAAATACAGATGCTTCTATCTCTTTCAACTCAAGCCTTGTAGCAATTGTTGGCACATCACCATCCTGTATAACTTCCATGTTGGTTGACAAGACCTCAAAAGTTTTTTGACTATAATTCAATCTATCGTTTGTAAGATACACCCAGTCATTAGGTTGCAATCGCATAAATTGTAAACTTACTAAAACTTGTAGTGATACTGTTTGTCTTTGACTTACAAGAGCAATCCTACCCAATCTTTGTGCCATTGTATCTGTTACTGTAAATGGCAATTGTGTTTCCATTTGTTTCACATAATTTGCTGTAGATTCGCCACTAGGTGTGTCATTGTTGAGAAATGTCGTGTCTTGGTAAACTTCAGCATCAGTTGATGTGAAGTTAAGACTTGCATCAACATATATTGGTTTAACGGCATTAAATAGATCACCTGCTGTTGCATTTGTTGATACCGCAATTGGTTGCAATAATTCATCGTCAGTTATTGTAAGGCTTGGTGTTTGTGTTGCTCCTGCAAAGACTGTGAACTGTCCATTCACATACGACATTTTGCCTGCCATAGAACTTAATAACCCTTCAAGAATTCCATTACCATTTGCACTGAAGTTGGTAAAACCATTTGCGGTGTATCTTCTTTCTGTAGATGAACCGTCAGCTAAAGTTACTTGTTGATCACAAGTGTTAGCCGCAGAAGCAAATCCACCTGCATTTGTTGTGTCATTGATTTCTGATGATTTAGCTTTCAATCCATACTGTGTATCTGTTAAGTAATCTCTAATAATTAGTGCAGGGTTTGATCTTTGTAAATCCGTAGTTGCATTTGCACCAGTTCGTGGGTCATATATATTTTTACCTTTCACCAAAAACGAAACCTGTGGAACTCCACCACCAAAATTTTCTGCATCAAAAGCTAACTGCATATATACATAAGCAACACCTAAAAACTTGTCATTAGTTCCCATAGATATAGCTTCACCGTCCATAAATCCGTTGACTGCTGTTTGATCGCCTTTTTCAAATGAATAACGAACTAATCTGCCACTACCAAAGGCATTTTCATTTTCAGTATTAGTAAACTCAGAATTTGTAACTGTGTGGACAGTAGACCCTGATATTGTTGAGGTTGTTGTTGTGGTATTAACATCATTCAATCTTACTTGTGTTATATCTTCTATTTCATGGCCTGCAACAGCAATGACCATGTGCAGAATATTATTATCAGTTCCAGTTGTTTCAATATGTACTATAGTTCCACCGACACGACATTGACCATAAATAATTTGTCTTGGTGCAAGTGGTGCACGATTAGCGAATTTAGTACCAAAATTTGAGTTTGTGGCATTCATACCTTTTGATGTCATTCCACCAATCACGCTTGATAAAAGAGTTGTACCAAAGGTTACTGCTGCCATGCTTATAGCTGACATACCTGCAAATGTTGCAGGTGCAAGTACTCCACCTGTAGCAACTACAGCAAAAACAATAAATGCTGCAGTAACGGCTGATTTTATTGCCTTAGCCATTAATCAAATCTCCACACTCTTAATGCTAAAGAATTTTCTAAGACATTAATTCCGTTATCTGTAGGAGTTAGAATTCCAAAACCATTGCACATACCTACAAGGTGGGAATCATTTTGTTTGTAAACAACTAGATCGCCACAGGTCATAAAGGCTTTATCTATTTCACCAACGCCTTTTGCTTCGCAGGCTTTTTCTATGCTTGTTTCTAAATCACCACCATATGATGCAATAGCCTTCATTGCACTTTCTTCATCGTGCCATTTTAATTCTTTAGGTATTAAATCCTTGCCAGTGATTTGTTTAATGATTGCGTTGCTAAACTTGCAACAGTCATTTTTTCCCCATTCAAAAGGAAAGTCATTATTTTCAACAAATGAATCAAACATGGATTGCCAATTTGGTAGTTTCTTCATCTTCCTGCGCCACCTGATATGTTGCTTTCACCGCTATTTGTATCTTCTGATGTTGTAACAGTATCGGAGGTTTTGCCCCAATTAATTTGTTTATCTTGCATGGATGCTACTCTGTTAAAACCAGTGTCGCCTGAATGTAGATAATTTTGAGACTCTTTTGTGTATCTAAAATTAGACGGTCTGTCTAAATCTACCAGTCTATTTTCTGCATCTATCGTAACTGTAGAACCATCAGGGGTATCATTTATGATAAGGCTTGTCATTCTACCTTTAAAAAGTGTAAGCGTTCCTGCTACTTCATTTGTACCACCCATAACATATCCAAGAAAAACTGTGATCGGTCTATTTTGATAATTTTCAGTAAGTGCATAATTCACAACTGTGGTGTCCATTCCTGATAAACCAATAACTAGACCATTTGATTTTAATTCTAAATTATCTTCGGAGTTACTTATGTTAAGAAGTGTGCCTGCGCCAGTGTATGTTTCTGAATTGATAATGAGGTCGTCTGTCCCTGACCAAACAAGAATATCGTCAGTATCAAACTCAGCTTTGACGGCAAAAAATAAGGCTTGTTCATCTGCACCTAGACGATTAATGATAGATGTATCTAATCCCTGTCTAGTTGCCATGTTAAATTACCTCAGTACATGAAAAACTAATGCCATAATTTGAAATTCGGTCTGCTGACCAACTTACCTCATTTGACATGAGTCTGAATACCCCTTTTGGGTTTGTGAAAACAACATAATTACTGTTTGCTAAGTCTGATCTAAGCTTTGGTTGAATAGCTACCCCATAAAAATCTTTACCACTGTCTGTTGTAGCTGTTGCATCTTCAGTAACCATAACTATCTGAGATGGCGTTCCTGTGGTGTTGGAGTTAGCTTGTATCTGCAAGTAGTCTCCCTTCTTAATCGTTCCACTAGCACCGTTTGTGGAAGCTAGAAGCGATAATCCAGTAGCACCTTTAACATTTGTTCTTACTTTGCAACTTGCTGTGCTTGATTCTGTAGTTAATGTACTATCAGTAACTACCACAGTGTTGCTAGATATTGATGTTATCTTATGTGTTCCGTTGTTTTCTTCGTTGACTGCACCTGTTACAACTATAAAATCACCTACCTTTGCACTACCAAAAGTAGAAGCACCTGCTGTTATGGTTGATCCACTAAAAGAAAGCGTTACTGAATTTGTACTTGTTCTATGATTAGATGTTAGAAATGCTGTGTCGTATGTTCCTGTGTTTGTAAGTGCATCAGGGTCAGCAAATTTAAAATGATTTACATTGCCGTTAAGTTCTAAAAGAAAAGATTGCCATTCAACAGCTTGTGATCTTCGCATACGCGGTAAAGTAACTTCTGCAGTCCAATAAACACCATCAAATTCTTGTGTCTTTGTTTTGCCTGTAAATGGACTTGTTGTTGTTCCTACTGTCCTTACAAGTGTCCAATTGCTACTAACAAAGTTAGGACTTGTCGGCATTGATATTAATTTAGCCACCTTGTAAAGCCTTTCTATAATTACCGCCACGCATCGCGGCTTCGGCTACAGCACCTTTAGTTACATCTGCTATTTGTGGCATCATTTTTGTTACTTCTGCTCTTACAGTACCAACTACACCTGTAGCAAAATTTACAGATTGATTTACAACAATTGGTTGTCCACCCATAGCGTTTTTACTATTCATATTGTTCATTACTGTTCCCCCTGTATTGGGTACAAATACTTCAGGACCTCTTTCTCCCACTACTACAGGAACATTTGCTTGTACTGTACCGCCACCTGCTTTACCACCGCCACTCACAACAGGTAATCCCATAGCACCAAATATAGCATCCATTATTGGTTTTATGACCATCATTTGCATTGCTGATGCAATAATTTGTTTTGCCATATCTTTAAATAGGTTTTTAAAAGAATCTATAGCCTTACCTCCCTCCATTAAAGAGTCTACAAAGTCAGTTGAAAACTGGTTGGTAGCTTCAGCTATTATAGGTTGCAATTCTTTAAATGATTCTGCTAGACGATCAACCTTTTCTTCGCCTTCTTGTGCAGACGGTGGAACTATTGAGCCTTCTTCCTCACCATCTCCACCACCATCACCACCACCTGCAGGAGTAGTGATTGGTCCACTTGTTGCTTTTAATATTCTTTCTTTGAGAGCATTTATATCTTTTATAGTTTGTTGCTCATCTACAGTAAATAAATTCCCAAGTAAACTCTCATTAAAACCTTTTTGTAAAGATAAAACCGTTTCAAGTATAGCCTTATCAAAGTTCATAATTGCTAATCTAGCGGCATCTATCTTTTCTTTAACTAATCTAAATCCCTTATCTAGTTTCTCTATAAGAAATGTTAAAACTGCAACTGCACCACCTAGAGTAGTACCTAAAGCATCTGCTAATCCCCCCTCCCCTGCACTACCTATCAATTCTTGGAATAAATTAGATAACTTAGTAAGCTCTCTAGAAAGTCCTGCTTCCCCAATTTCATTCATAAATAAACTTGCTTTATCGCCTAAGTTTGAGAATGATCCTGACATGGTAGCTAGTCTTTCTGCTAATGCTGTAGGAAACCTAGTTGCACCTAGATTTTCAATAAAATCACCTATAGCCTTACCAGTTCTATCAATGACCGTTGTTTGACCTTCAAAGGTCATTCTTACTTTATCGCCCTCTAATCTTGCAACAATACCAAACTGTTTTAGCATTTCCATTTCGCCTGTGGTAGCGTTAAATGTTGCTTGTGCTAATTGGGTAATGTCTTTACCCATACCTGCCGCTAAGTTACCAAAAGCAGTTAAAGTTTCACCAGTGGGCGTTATGCCTGCTTGATAAAATTTAATAAATGATTCTGTTACATTTGCTAACTGGAAAGGAGTCGTTTTTGTAAAGTCGGTTACAACACTAAATGCTTTAGATGCGTTTGCGGCTGAACCTGTAACTGCTCGTAGTGTAGCTTCTAAATCTTCAAAAGTTCTTGCTGTTTGTACGGTTTGTTGACCTATTTTAAGAATACCTAATGCAGCAAATATTTTTCCTAGTCCTCTGAAACTGACTATGCTAGTGCCTACAGCTTTATTAGTTTTTCCTAACTGTCTTTCTACATTACTTAAACCTTGACGCAGTTGTTTTGTTTCTGCTTTCAGTTCAACAATTAGTGTATCAACTACAGTACTCATTCGTCAGGGTATAGTTCCATTAGTTCTTTAAGTCCGTCAGAAGTCATAGGTTCTTCAGTTGGGGGACAGTTAAATTCTTGAAATCCCAATATGGCATTATGCACTTCAATGACTGAGCAGTTCCAAAACTCGGTAGGTTGCATACCCACCATGCCAACACATATCTGCATATATCTTTCAATTGGCAAGTGGTCATCAACCTTTACTCCTTTTTTTGGTTTTCTTCTCCTGCTTCGCTTGAATTAGAAGTTAATGTACTTGTTAATAATTGTGCTACTGCTTTTGCACTATCTACAATGCCAACCTCTCCGACAAGTTTTTTTACATCATTTTCTTGTAGATCGTTGCCACCACCACGCAATGCAGGTGTTAATACAGATATTAAGTCTTTCATTTTTATGTCAGCTTCAGACATATTTTGTGCTAATTTAATAATTCCGCACCCAGTTGAATCTTCTATCTGAATGATAGCGTCTACTGTTAGCCTTGCTTTATAAGATTTATCACCTAAATCTAAATTAATCTGTCCCTTTAATGGGTTTGTCATCTGACTTCTCCTTTTTTGTACTTGCCATTGCAAGTTTAATTTTTAAAACATTGTCTCTCCAATCTAACATAGATGATTCAACTTGAATATCTTTGCCATTAACATTTACAGTTTTGCCAATAGGAATATTAGGAATATCTAATTGATCTCCTTTCATCATACCTCTGACAGAGCCTTTATTGGTTTTTATTACAACTTGTTCCCAAGCCATAGTCTTAGACTGTTGCGAATGTTATAGCACCTGCTGATTCAAAGGACATACTGTAAGTAACTTCTCCGTTGAACTCACCTGCATACTCTAAACTGGTTACTTGGAAAGCACCTGTGAAAGTACCAAAGTCAGGAACTAAAAACTGATAATTATTTTGACTATCTGCTAAAGCGTTTGTTTTGACAGTTGTTTCTGATGCACCGTCTGTGAATACACCACTTCCTGAAACACTGATTGATTGAACCCCTGCCGCCGCCAACATAGTTCTTTTTCCTGAACTATCTTTGTTGGTTACATCTACTGATTCGTTATTAATTGTGAGACTTGTTGATCTCAGCCCTGCTATTGTTGTGAAAGTTTCAGGTGAACCTGCGTTACCCACTTTCATTAGCATTGCACTACCTTTTTGTGCCGCCATATTCTTCTCCTAAATAAAGAGGGTATTGATTCCTCTAATTAAAAAAACGGCATCTGCCACCTTATTACTTCGGTTCTTGGTAGTTAATCAAGTACCTAGTGTAATTGCACGAAATCTCATGACACCGTGCCGAGTTATCCCATCAGGGTCCCTCATTATGTCGCTGTACTCAAATCTTAAATTTATAAGATTCACACCAGTTACAGTTAGACTTACATCATGCAATAAATCATGTATCTTGTCCATAATTAACTTTGTTTCTTTTGAGCCTTTGTATCTTGACCAAATATGTATATTTACAGTGCTTTCAGCACCAACAAGATTTTTTGTGCTGTAGTCTGAAACCGTTTCTTCACCTAATGTGATAAAAGGATAACTATTGCCCTCTACAACTTCATCATAAACACCACAGGAAAGCGTAGAAGTAATTGCAGATACATTAAGTGCTGTATAAATACTAGACTGTAAAGCAAATTGACCTACACTCATTTTGTTATAATTCCTTCTCTTTTAAATATCTGTCTGATTTTCCTTACATTTCTATTTAATGCAGGTCGCATAAATGGTCTTGCAATCATAGTAACCGTGCCAAATTCTAAAGCTTTTGAATAAGGTGCCGCAGAAATTATTTGACCTATGACACTGCCATCACCTTGTGCTTTTACACTGGTACTTATTTGACTAACCAAGAAGCCTTGATCATTAGCAGGTGGTTTGTTGGGTGATGATGCTGTGTGAGTTCTTCTTGGGTTATACTTTTCATAAGTTGTTCCTGTACCACCTTGCATTATGCTTTCTACAGCAGTATTTTTTACAAGGTTTGTACCTCTATCTACAGCTTCAGTTGCATTATGTCTTGGATTGACAATCAACCTTTTTTTAAGTTTTCTTCTAAATTGGTTGTAATTCTTAAAATTCATATGGCAATTCCCTCTTCACATAATAATTTTAGGAATCTGTTTCTTTCATCTACATTGATAATACCATTAACTGCAAATGACCTTGTTCCATAACTTATCTTACTGTTGGTATCTATATTATTCATGTACCTTATAGTGATTTCATGAGTAACTTTTTCTTGTAGCATACCTTGTCTATAAGTGCTGTTAGCATTCTTTGGTTCTATATTGGCGTAAACATGAGCCACAGGATTAAAGCTTTGTGATAAGCCACCACCTGCATCTCTGGTATTAGTTGCTCGTTCAACCTTTACCTTATATCGCATCTTGCCGATACTGTTAGCCATACTAACCTATGCTCATTAATGCAGAAGAACCCATGCCTCTGTGTATAACATAAGGTGCATACAGCGATCGTAGCATAGGGGGGTAGGGCAACGATGCATCATACATATCACCTCTGTGTTCGTAGAGATAGGCAATGTGTTGGAGAATACCTAATCGCATGGGCTCAGGAACATTATATTGTGTTGTGTAACCTGTAACATATTGAACTTCTATAGCATTTGCTACACGCAATGCAGTGGGAAATGTCTCACCAGTTCTTAAAACTATCCTTGAAGGCTCCCTTACGCTGTCTAAGTAATACTTAGAAGCTGCAAATGTTGTTGCCGTATCTGCATCATCATATGTTTTAACATGGGTTACAGATGCTACAGGTGATCTTGGTAAAACGATATAGTTTTTATAGTAGTTAAGGTAAGGTCCAGTTCTTGTTCCTTCCCATAGGGGGTTTTCTATGTCCTCAAAAGCATCTAAAAAAAGCGTTAATGTTTGTGTCATTAATGCTCTGCCTGTATGTTCCTCACAGAATCTTCTTGCACTTTCAATGTAAGGTCTTATGACTCGTTCATCAGTGGCATCATCAACCCTAAGATACTCTTTAACTTCTTGTAGCGTTACTGGTTCTTGAGATGGTTCTGTAATTACTTTAAGTCCTGCCATGATTACCCCTGCATAAAATAAGTTCCAACAATAACTGCATACAGCCCCAATATCATGGCTTCCATGCGAATAAATCTAGCTGAACCTGACTCTAGTCTTTTCTCTAGGTTTTCATAGCGAATTGCACATATTTGCTCATGCAACTCTAATGCACTTATTTCAGCCTTTTTTGCTTTCGGAGTTGTCGCTGTCATTGGCTTCTTCTTGTTCAGGAAGAAGTGGTTTAATTTTATCAATGTAATGCTGTTGTAAAACTAAATTATCTTCAGATGCTTCTGCGATTTTTTTATGTTGAGCCTGTAGTTCAGATAACTTGTTATACAAAACTTTAATCTCATCACTTAACTCAGCAACATTATACTGATGATCTACGCCATCTTCCTTTATTGTCAAAATTGGTTCGTTAGCTTCTGCCATATTTTTTTCTCCTAAAATTAACCATTGGTTTAAATTGTATCAGCAGGAAACCTTTTTGACCATATAGTTAAACTATATTTAATTCCATGCACCAAAGGCAAACATTCATGTCCATGTGTTAGTTGGCCGGGAAATAATATACATTTGCCTACTTGCACATCTTTGTTGGTAATTCCTTGTCTTGGATATATCAAATCAGCACCCACATAATCATCATTTAATTTAATACTTCCTGTAACTAAACTAGCATCATGGTGTAGGTTTAAATTTTTTTGTGTTTCTAAAGAATATCGCATAACAAATGCATCTCTTAATCCATACATTTCTAACGGCTTCCAATATCTTTCAACAGTAGGAACAATGTTTTCTTGCCATGTTTTATCTAGTTCTTCCCATAATCCTAATTCTTTTATTCTTATTTCTTGTGCAGGAAATTTGTCATATGTTAAAGAACCCCATTCACCATGTTTGTCTGCAAGTTCAATTAACCTTTCGCATTGTTCTTGTGTCATAAAATCTACAACTAACATATCTTCTGATAAGTAATCTATTCTGTTGTGTGGTATAAAATATGCACTTGTGGGCTTGTTAAATGCGTTGTAAAGGCTTAAAAACTTCTGTTGGGTATCTACCCCCCCATTACCATGATAGATGCAGGAGCAACACTTTGTTTCAGGGTTGTTTAATTGATCTCCTAGCTTAATTGTGCCTTCAAAATGTGTTTGAAATATATAGCACTCATAATCTATGGATATATTAAAATCACCATACAAAAAACATCTGTGTACATATAGCTGATCATCTTCCCAATGTTCTATTTTTTTATGGTTAAATAACTTTTTTAATTCACCTACTCTGCCTATGTAAGTACCACTATTAATATATTTGAACCTTGTATGTGCTTTTGGGAATTTCTCAGCTAAGTCTTTATCAGGCCAACAATATAACTCACCACTAAAAACTATTTCTGTATCAAATTCTAAATACCTTTCTGTAATCGTTTCAAGATCGTCTGCATAAAAAACATCATAGGCATCTGTAAATAATACTATGTCATTATCATGCAAATCTTTAACATAATCTTTCATCAGGTTTATCTTCATGCCACCACCAAGAGCAGACATATCAGTTCCTTCCCATTCTATGTTTGTTCCTATGTTTACAAGATCAATACCATACTTTCTTGCACTGGTATTTACATAAGTGCATTTTTTTCTATCGGTTCCGCATGTAACCGCATGAACTTTATAAGGTCGGAAAGGTTTGTTGTTTTCTATGTCTGAGTATGAAACATCTCTATGCATTTGATTACAAGCATCTTGTTTTAAAGAAACAATATCTAAAATATTTTGTTTTATTATCTCAGGTAGAAACTCATCTACTGGTATAAAGTCTTTATAGTTAACATTATTGATAAGCTTTTTTGCACTGCTAGGTTTAATGCAGTAAGCAGTCATATTATATGGATAGGATGGCTTTTCTATTTGCTCATCTATAACTTGAACATTTTGTGGCTCATTTTCGTTGCGTTGCAGATACACAAAGTCATGTTTAGCAATCAGTTCTATATATAAATTTTCATCCCATTGATCATTAATTAAAGCATCATCTTCCATGACTATTACTGGTTGGTTAAGATCAATGCATCTTTGCCACGCTTTTATGTGAGATAAGAAACAAGCCACCTCATTTTGTTGTAGTGGTCTATTTCTATATGGGTCTGTCCAGTTGTTTCTTGCTTGTATATCTCTGAATATATTTGATTCACCATCTATGGCTGTAATGTATTCAAAATCTAGCAGGTTATTTCTTTGGAACTCTTTTTTTCTATCTGCTCTTTTAAGCAAAGATATGACAAGTTTTTTCATGCAATAGCGTACATATCTCTTTGCTCTGTATAGACAATGTAGCCTTTATCTTTAAGCATTGTGCTTAGATATTGATCGTCTATGTGTGTATGTTCTAGCTTTATAATTGTAGGTTTAATAGTCCATGTATAAGAATCAAGGATATTCATTTCATGACCTTCTGTATCAATCTTAAGGTAATCAATAGAATCTAAGTCATATTGCTGTATAAGGTTGTCTAGTGTTGTGCAAGGCACATCTAGTATTTGTTTAATTAAAGGTTGGTTGCCCTCAAGATCAAAAAGCCTTTCTCCCTTGTGATGATCTTGAACAATACTAGATATACCTCTTTGCCATAAGTTTTCAGGTATATCCGTTTCCTTAGACTCAGCAAAAGATACATGACCCTTATAATCTGTGATAGCCACATTCTGCAAAAAAAGATTTTCTTTGTTAGCTACATTCGCACACATATTCTTTAAATTATTAAAGTATGTAGGTGCAGGTTCACACATTACCCCTATCCACTCACCACTTTCTATTAATGGCAAGCAGGTATCAAAATCACAAGTTCCTATTTCTATAAATGTTTTCATCTCCATTTTGGACCCTCAATCCATGCTACAAGGCTTTTTCTAGTGCCTTTCGTTACTGGTGTTACACAATGCCTTATCGGCGAAACAAACGCTAATACTGTACCCCTCTGCTTGAGTTGACTTTGTGGTGGTTGGTTGTGTTGCTTTTCAAAAAGAAACTCTCCGCCTTCATACTCATCAGGGTTAGATAATTGTATGGTTATGCTTATCTTTCTATCTGTCTGTCTTGGGTTAGCCCAAAAGGTATCAAAGTGCCAATCGTAGAAGTCCTCTTGTTCTCCGTTATAAATAGTGTATTGGATTTCATGTAGCTGATTAATCTCCACGCCAAAAGCATGTCTGTTTGCTAATGTTGCATAGTCCATTAATAGATCGTGGATAAAGATGGAGTTTTTATCTTTGGCATCAACCCATCTTACGGTTGATCTTCTGACTTGGTGGTCTTGGGTTTTATTAGTAGAGCCTATAGTGGCATCTTCAGGATTGTAATATTCGCACTCAGTGATAATTCTGTCGCAGAGTTCTTTGTCTAGGGCTTGTGCCCACATTTGCCATATGGCGTTCATACAATCTCCTAACTATGAATAAAACATCATAGCATATAGAAACTATTATGGTGAGGGTGGGCTAGGTTTTTCGCTTGATACAGCTTCAACTAATTTCAGGTCATAGGCTTGTTGCACTTGTGCTTCTTCGCCTGTAGCTAATGTAATAGCATTTTCATTACAGTACTTAATTAATGTATTAAGTATTTCTATCTTAGCTATTCTTGCCCTATTTTGTGCCGCATTCTTTATCCACTCATGAACATCATTAGTTATGGTGTCCATTGCTTTTTTCTCTGTGGTAGTTAATGTAATTTTGTAATCCATAATTTATTATCCTATTAAATGTCCCATAAAGCTATTGTACTCTGCTGCAGAACCTTGCCAGCCTGGACTTGTTCCTGACTCACCAACATAGGCTTCTACATAATCACTTGCACTCAATTTCAATATTAATGTTGCCACAAATCTAGTGTGGAATTGTCCTGTTTTATGAGCTAAGAAATATTGGTAATTGCTTCCGTTGGTTCTTATTGCTATCCAGTCTTGAGTAGGACTACTTCCTGAATCATGAGTCATGACATTAAATGAAAAGAAATACCTTCCTGCTACTGGTGCTGTAAACCTTCCATTAGAGGTATTGTAATGTGAGCCTACATTGTGGAATCTAGGCGCAACACTATCCATATCACAAACATAAACAGCGTCATCTGTTTGATACCCATTATTTTTACCCACATTGAATGCAGCGTGGTTTGGCATTGTTAGATGGGTGCCATTGAATACCATGTTGGCTTCTGCATTAGCAGTAGCACCACCTGTTGCTGTAATAACTCGGTTATTGGAGTTGTTATCTACTGTAACAGAGCCTGTAGGTCCTGTTGGTCCTGTACTACCAGTTGAACCAGTTTGCCCTTTCTGTCCCTTAGACCCTGTCGGTCCAGTTCCACCAGTTCCACCTGTCGGTCCGTTAGGTCCTGTCGGTCCAGTAGGCCCAGTAGCCCCTGTTTGACCCTTTTGCCCTTTACTACCTGTCGGCCCAGTACCACCTGTACTTCCTGTAGGTCCAGTACTTCCTGTTTGTCCTTTCTGACCTTTCTGTCCAGTAGGTCCTGTGCCACCACTAGGACCAGTTCCACCTGTGCTTCCAGTCTGTCCTTTTTGTCCCTTATCGCCACTTGGACCAGTAGGACCTGTGCTACCACTCGGACCAGTTGGACCATTAGCACCAGTAGGTCCAGTAGGACCAGTTCCACCATCACTACCTGTTTGACCTTTCTGACCTTTAGAACCATCACTACCATTGGAACCATTAGAACCTGCTTCACCTTTCTGACCTTTAGAGCCGTCTGAACCGTTAGACCCATTTGAACCATTAGAACCTGCTTGACCTTTTTGTCCCTTACTTCCGTCTGAACCATCACTTCCGTCTGACCCTGCAGGACCACTAGGACCAGTTCCACCTGT